GTACAAGAGTAGTGGATTTACCTGGAGTACGGTAGATGTTGTAAAGGTGTATGCCTCAGTAGAAAAAGACGGAGTCCCATCTGGGGACTACTATGTCTGTCTAGACGCTCTTAGACTTCAGAACTTGTCTACTGCTAATCCACTTTACGGTCTAACTGGTTACTCAGTAATTAGAAACAAAGACTCTCAAACAATAGTGAAGGCAGCAAACACAACAAACTTCATGGAGTTTAGATTTGCGATGGATGTACAGTAATGGCAGACAGCGGAATTAAGAATGTCACCATTCTCAATGATGACCTACCAATTATAAATGCCAAGATAAACGGTTATGCTGTTAGGTACAGAATAGTTTCCGAAGACAAGAACAGAGTTTCTCATTGGTCTCCAGTACACTACCTAGATGCAGGATACACGTATGTTCCTGGCCAGGACCCAGAGGTTGTAAAGAATGGCAACGCCTTGTCTATTATTTGGGATAAAGTGCAGGTCGAGAAAAACGGAAACCCAATAGGAAAGATCAGAGACTATGAGCTATGGGTTAAGTGGGGAAAGGCTGGGGCTGGAGACTGGTCTTATGAGGGAAAGTCTAATGTTAATAGCCTGTCCATAATGATACCACCAACGTACCTGATCAATGGCGTAGACCAAGAAGAGAGACCAAACCAGTTCTCTATGGAGATATATCTAGAGAGTGTCCCCGTATCAAGAGACAATGAGACCCTCCTGATGTATTCTATATCAGAGTCTACGGTTTAATGGTATAATATAGACTATGGCTAAAATTCCACTACCTCAAAGAGGACAACCAATAGATCTGTCCTACTTATATGAGATTGCTAACGCTATTAACAATCTTTCTGCACAGGTTTCTCCATCATCATACAAGTATGTAACAGTAGACACCCCAACTTCTGGAAAGCAGAACGTTAAGGCATCTGAGGCTAAGATTATCGGTGGATACATTGAGGTTGCCAACAACAGTACAGTTTCTGCCAGTAACGAAAAAGAGTTCTCTTATTCAATAACTGGTGGAGAGTTCAAGTATGCCCCAATTGTAACTGCAACACCAGTAATGATTGGAACCACAGATGCTGGTAAGAGTGCTAGCGTTATACTTAAAAATGTCACTACATCAAAAGTTGAAGGAGTTGTGAAGTTCAACGCCTCTGGTGATGCAAAAGTTGGAATCAATCTAATTATTGTTGGTATTCCAAACTAGGTGGTAAAATGTCTATCAAGAAGGGTAGCATTGAAAAAGAGGGGTACAACTCCGCACCAGTAATACCTGGTAATAAAAAGGTGTGGTTTCTTAACGGAGACCTTGTAAGAATTCACCATCTAAATAAGTCTAACGGCATCATGTCTGTGTACAATATTAATAAAGATAGAATAGAAAGCTGCCTGATTAATGATTTTAAGAAAAATCGTGAAAGGGCTTTCACCGTTGGAGAGACAGCAACTCTGGTAAACAGGCATAAAAAGTATATGCCAAGTTTAATGAAACGTGGAATAATCCCTTTTCCAACTGGATCCCAAAAGGGTGGCTCAACTGGCTGGCAGGTAAGAAGTTATTACTCTGAGTCGCAAGTTAGAGAAATTCGTGATATACTTGCATCCTACCACATGGGTAGGCCAAGAGCTGATAAATTAATTACAAACGACATAACTCCATCAAGACAGGAGTTGACAAGACGTATGGGTGATGGTATACTGACCTATACAAGAACAGAAGACGGAAGATTTATTCCAATCTGGGGTGAATCAATTTAAATAAGAGGTATGGGTATGGACGAAACAAAAATCAAGGTATCTCTAGGGTACACACTAAACCTAGGCAACTTCCAGTCATTACGTATTGACATTGGAATAGAAGATTCCAAGCGTGACGGAGAAAACACTAACGACGCTTTCGAGCGTGTGTATAAGTATGTTGAAGCCAAGCTTGCCGAAAAGATCGCTGAGAATCAGGATAACTAATGGCAGTAGAACGCAAAGACCGAATGGCTTTGCTTTCTCGCTATAGCAAGCTACATACTGCTAAGTATCAAGAAAAGCCATTACTAAACCTAAACGTAGAACAATGGGCAGCTGACGCACTCATTGAATCTTACACTTTACCTTTTTGCTATGATCTGCTAGAATATTACTTCAGCACGGCTCAATCTCCAACCTGGAAGTATTTTGCCAACTATGCTGACAAGATTGTGGAAGCAAGAGAAGACTACAAACGAGACCTAGATGAGAGGGCTGAGCGTCGAAAGATGGCACAGCAGTGGCTAAATGAATAATACAGAATCAAAACTAATATCTGCAGTTCTTGCAGACAAGCAAATTCACGTCTTGCTGCAGGCAAATGTTGAGACATTGCTAAGAACGCACAACGATATCTGGACTTTCATTAGAAACTACTCAGAGAACAATGGCACGGTTCCACCACTCGGACTAGTTGTAGAAAAGTTTCGTGACTTTCAGCCAGTCGATGGTATTGGTGCAACAAAGCACCACCTAGAGGAATTACAGGTAGAGTATCTTAACGATAGCCTCAAGGATATCCTAAGAACCGCCGCATCTGAGGTTCAGGGTGGCGAGGGAACAAAGGCACTAGAGCAGCTAATTACAAAGACGTCTGAGCTAAAGAAAAACACTTCTACCATCCGTGACATTGATGCAACCGACCTTGAGTCAGCAGTTTTATATTATGAAAATGTTCAAAAGCAAAAAGAGCTAGGTGCTCTTGGAATCAAGACTGGTCTAGCTGGGTTTGACAACTATCTTCCTGCTGGAATCATGCCAGGACAGCTAGGCGTATTTCTAGCATACCCAGGTATTGGTAAGTCGTGGATGGCTTTGTACTTTGCGGTACAGGCATGGAAGCAAGGCAAGTCACCACTAATCATCTCTCTTGAAATGAGCGAGACAGAGGTTCGTAACCGTGTATTTACCATCATGGGTGAGGGCCTTTGGTCTCACCGCAAGCTGAGCGATGGACAGATTGATGTTGAAGATCTTAAGCGTTGGCACAAGAAGGATCTTGCTGGTAAGCCAGAGTTCCATATTATCTCTAATGACTCTGGTGGTGAGGTTACTCCATCTGTTATTCGTGGAAAGATTGACCAGTACAAGCCAGACCTTATTATCGTAGACTACCTACAGCTAATGAGTCCAAACCAGAAGTCAGACAATGAAACTGTTCGCATGAAGAACCTTTCTCGTGAACTTAAGCTGATGGCAATTGGCGAAGAGATGCCTATCATTGCAATCTCTTCAGCGACTCCAGATGACGTTAACAAGCTAGACACTGTCCCTACACTAGGTCAGACCGCTTGGTCTCGTCAGATCGCCTACGATGCTGACTGGGTGCTAGCTCTGGGCCGTGGTACCAATTCAGACATCATCGAATGCGTATTCCGAAAGAACCGTAATGGTTTTATGGGGGAATTCCTAGTTCAGGCAGACTTTGACAAGGGCTGGTACAAATACAAGGACTTTGAAGATAAGTAGTTATAATTATTTATGGTTAATTTGCACCATAAGCCAATTAAAAGGTTTGGCATAGATGGTATCATCCACGATGAATCCACTATTGCCAGGCTCAAAATTGAATACATAAGGCTTGTGCTACTGGAAATGCGTCTTTCTGGACATGTTCCAAGATTAGATATTGATCCAGACTTCACAATAAGCTATAATGAACATAACGAATACTTTGAATTTAAATTATCAGTACACGGAATATATATAGGGAAAAGAAAAAGCGAATGCATACAGGGGATAGACGGAACAAGAGTAGTGTATATACAACCGAACAAATCAAGCGTGTCATCGCAGGATCAGGAATCTCGGTTGAATCAGAAGTAGACTCTGACTACATTATCTTTTGCCCATTTCACAATAATTCTCGCTCCCCTGCTGGAGAAGTCGATAAGTTCAACGGCACATTCTTTTGCTTTTCATGTCAGCATGTAGCAAACCTCGTAGAATTGGTTATGCACACCTCTGCCAGATCATACTTTGAGGCAGTACGTTTTATTAAAAGTAAGGAGACTGAGTCAGACCTTACCCAGGAAATCAACAAGAAGCTTCACGTCAAGCCAGATTTTATTCAGTATGACCAGGTTCTAATCAAGAGACTAAACCAGCAAGCTTTAGAGTCACCTCGTGCTATGCGTTATTATGCAGGAAGACTAATTACAGAAGATTCTGTAAAAAAGTTTTCCCTTGGCTTCTCTGAAAAGCAAGACATGGTAACTATACCAGTACACTCTCCAGATGGAATGGAGATTGGCTTTGTGGGACGATCAGTCGAGGGCAAGGAATTTAAAAATACTCCAGGCTTGCCAAAGAGCAAAACCCTGTTCAATCTTAACCGTGTCAAGACTGCCGACAAGGTCTATGTGGTAGAATCTTCTTTTGATGCTATTCGACTAGACCAATGCGGATTCCCAGCGGTAGCAACATTGGGTGCAAACGTATCCAACATACAAACAGACCTACTACAAAAATACTTCAATAACGTTATTGTTATTGCAGACAATGATGAAGCAGGCGGTAATATGAAAGACAAGATTGTTGAACGTCTTGGCTCTCGTGTTAGCGTAATTAAATTAGATAAACAATATAAGGATATTGGTGATATGCCAGACGAAGCAATCAAGAATCTTGACTTCTCGTTTGACAAGTCAATTGCCAGTATGCTACAATAATAAACCATTATAAAAACAAGGAGAAATAATGAGCGTAATTAGAGGGCTAAAAGATAT